TTATGGCATATATAGGTAAGACACCAGTAATAGGAAACTTTGTAAAGCTAGACGCAATAACTGCTGTTAATGGTCAAGCTGCGTACACTATGCAAAATGGTGGCTCAAACTTCACAGACTATGAAAGTGTAAATCAATTTTTAGTGAGCTTAAATGGAACTATCCAAGCTCCGACAGACAGTTTTACAGTAAGTGGCTCAACACTTACATTTGCATCTAACCTTTCTACAGGAGATGTTATTGACTTCGTTATGTGCTTCGGTAATTCTTTATCAGCTGGAGTTCCGACAGATGCTACAGTTTCTACTGCTAAGATAGTTGATAGTGCAGTTACTACTGCAAAAATAAATGCAAATGCAGTTACTTCAGCAAAATTAAATAACGATATTATTTCTGGTGCTACTGAACTTGCTAGTGAACCAGCAGACACAGACGAATTTTTAGTATCTGATGCTGGTACATTAAAAAGAATTGATTACTCACTTATTAAAGGTGGTGGAATTACAGAAATTGATAGATGGAAAATGTCAAATCAAAACTATGCTTCAGGAGTTGTAATGGATAGTGGTTGGTCAAGATACACTACATTAAGTGGAGCACCTCATGGAACTGGATTAACAGAAAGTTCTGGAGTATTTACTTTTCCTTCAACTGGTGTTTATGAAATATTATTTAATACTTATATGTGGAATAATGCTGGTACAAGAAGTTATATTGGAGTTTCTATGCAAGGAAGTTCAGATGGATTTGCATCTAATGAACAAGACCTTATTACAACTTATGGAAATACCAGCACAGCTCAAGACCATCATGGTTTAGCTTCAAGTGCTATTTATGATGTAACAAATACTTCTAATAATAAATTGAGATTAAAAACAACAAGTTCAGATAGTTCTGGTTATTATGGAACTTATTTAACATTTAAAAAATTAATGGAGACATAATATGAATGATGAACATTGGTTAGAATTAGCAAAAGGTCAATTTAGGTTTTCAGATAATCCAACTGAAGAACAACTTAATGCTAAAGCTCAAGAATTAAAAAATGCTGATGAAGCTAGAGAAAATGCTGTAGCATCTGGCAAACAAAAACTTTTAGACTTAGGTTTAACCGAAGAAGAAGTGAAGGCACTAATAGGAGTATAATATGGCAATCATAACTTTAAATAATAATTCTTTATCTAGTGTAACATCATTACCAGCAGCTATTTCTACTGGTAAGGTTTTGCAAGTTGTTCAAGGAACTGCTACTAGTGCAACGACTACATCATCATCTTTTTCATCAACAGGATTATCTGCATCAATTACACCTTCAAGCACATCCAATAAAGTTCTTATTGTAGTTACATTGGTTCAATGTGCAGTAGATACACAAAATAAAAATGGAACTTCTACAATTTTAAGAGGTTCAACAAATCTTGCACCAACAGGATCAGGTAATCATAAATCATTTGGTACTATTTATGCAAGTTCTGGTGGAGCAATAGCAATGAATGAAACTTATTCTCATTTAGATTCTCCATCAACAACTTCTGCAACAACTTATACAGTTCATTTTGCTGTTGATAGTGGAGCAACTATGACAATGGGTATTAATTCAACAACTTCTTATATTCAATTATTAGAAATAGAAGGATAAAATTATGAGTGAAACAATAACAAAAGCAATACAAAAAATAAATCCAAATGCAGAAGTAGTTGTAAGAGGAGATGATATTAACACTTGCGAAATAGAATGGCACAATGGAACACCAGAAATATCTAAAGCTGACATAGAAGCTAAAATGAATGAGATGGCTAATGAGCCTGAACAATCTAATTATGCACAACAAAGAAGAAATGCTTATCCTGAAATAGGAGATCAGTTGGATATGCTATGGCACTCAATAGATCAAGACCCACAACTTAAATCTAAATATTTTGATTTCTATGAAGCTATAAAAGCAGTCAAGGTAAAGTACCCTAAGAATGGCTAATATTTATAAAAATGCAATGTTTGATCTTACAACGACAAACAAAACAACAGTTTACACTTGTCCTACAGACAGAACCACTTTGATTAAATCTATACAGATAACAAATATTCATTCTGGTGCTGTTGAGGTTGAGGCATTTACTACAGATAGTTCAAATTCTGGTGCAGAGCATGAAGTAGGACATATAAGTTTAGGTTCTAAAACAATAGAAAATCTTGTGAAAGGCACTATGGTTTTAGAGTCAGGTGATACTTTAAAGTTAAAAGCTGCATCTGCAAATAACATAGCTGGGATTGTTAGCTATGTAGAAATATTTGACGAAAAAAGTGCTTAATTATATTGTTGTTTTAGACGATAATATAATATATTTATGAAGTTAATACGAATACCAACTCAAGAACTTGATAAAGTTTGGGGTTTAGTAGATAAAGATATTAGACAAGCTCTTGCTTATTCAGGTCAACTTACCGATTCAGAATTTGTATTAGAAACTGCAAAAGAAGATAAGTTTCAAGTCTGGATTCTTTGGGATGAAAGTCAAAAGAAAACAGTCGATAAATATTTTGGTGTCGTTGTTACTGAAATAATAAAAAGAAAATTTGGTAAAGTTTGCCATATTTATATTATGACTGGCAGACAAAGACACAAGTGGCAATACCTTATAAAAGATATTGAGGACTTTGCTAAAAAAAGTGATTGTCGAATGATGGAATTGATTGCAAGACCAGGTTGGCAAAGAGTTTTAAATAATTTTGGGTACAATAGAACCCATGTTGTTTTAGAAAAAAAAATAGAACAAGAGGAGACAGAATGAGTTTTGGAGGAGGATCAAGTGGTGGATCAACAACCACAACAGTAACACCTTATGCACCAGCAGAACCAGCATTAGCACAAATATTATCTGAAGCTGGACAATTATATAATCAAGGTGTTGGAGCATCAGGCTATGTTGCACCTACACAACAAACATTAACAGGATTAGCACAGCAAGAAGCATTAGGTACAGCAGCTCAACAACAGTTAGCTTCAACATTAAGTGGACAATATTTAAATCCATTCTTACAACCTTTACTTCAAAAATCTGCACAAGACATTGCAACAAGTGTTAATCAACAATTTACAGGTGCAGGAAGAACACCTGGTAGTCCTATGTCTCAACAGCAAATAGTTTCACAAGTAGCACAAGCTGCATTACCTTTAGCATTTCAAGAATATGGTCAAGAAAGACAAAGACAATTAGGTATTGCAACAAGAGCACCAAGTTTAATACAAACAGGAGCACAATTAGAAAACATACAAAGACAACAACAATTAGCTCCAGCTCAAGCATTACAACAATATGCAGGTTTTATATCACCAATTGCAACTGGATTACCAACAACAATAGGATCACAACAAGTACAAGCAAATCCATTTTCTACTGCACTAGGAGGTGCTATGGTTGGTGGACAATTTGGAGGAGCTCCAGGTGCATTACTAGGTGGTGGTCTAGGATTATTAGGAGGTTTATTATAATGGATAGAATAAAAAAATTTTATTTTGACCTTGAGCAAAAAGTAAGAGCAAAGCCTACTAAACACATTATTGCTTTATACATTTTGTTTATCATTTCTATAATTTTATAAGGAGTTAAAATGAGTTTGCTTGACACAAATTATCAAGATCAAAGACTTACTCCATCTCAAAAGAAAAAAATCAAACCTGCTATACAAGGTGGTGGATATAATTATTTAGGTGAACAAGAAGAAGTTACTGTACCTAAAAAATGGTTATCTGATCCAGACCATGTTGTTGCAGAATTGGCTTATATTACTCCAAGAGAAAAAAAAATATTACTAGACATAGATTTATATGGTTCTTTAGATGGTAAACCAAATAATGCTCCAGGTGGACTAGATAGTTTACAAGGTGATATGGGTACTATTTCAAAAAGTAGTGGTGGTGGAACTGGTAATACTACTGGAGGAAATAATAGTAATAATGATAGTGGTGATGCTAGAGAGCAGTATGCTGCAAAACAAACTTCTACTGGTTTTGTAAAAGGTGGAGGTAATGTTACTTTTTTAGGTGGTGATAAAAATGATCCATCTAATTATACTGTTTCAGATGCAATTGTAGACCCTGAAGTAGTACAACAACAAAAAGAACAATATGCAGAACAATTTGGTGGAGTTGCTCCTTTAGGTAGCAGACCAGTAGATTATGCAACTCAATATGAGTATAATCAAATGAAATATATTGCTGACAGCAAATTAGATTCTGTCAAAGCAAAATTAAAACAAGCTGGTTTTACAGATTTTGATGACAACGCATCTCTAACAGAGATGAAAGATTATGTAAAAACTTTAAATCGAACAGGTAAGATAGGAGATAGCTGGAAAAACGCAGTAGATAAAAAAGGAAATCCATTATACTCACCTGAAACAATAGCTAAATGGGAGGCTTCAGGATATGTTCCTCAATCACCAACACTTCCTGCTCCAGGTCTTTTTGGAAAAGTAATGGAAGCAGCATCACCATCAGGAACTTTAGGTGCTCCATTAACTTACGATCAATTGTTAGCAGACTTTGATACTATTACTGAAGTAGGACAATCTCAAGGTATGAGTTCTCAAGAAAGGATGAAAACTTTTCAACCTAATAGATATGCACAAATGACAGGTATGGACTACAATCCAATAACAAAACAATTTACTATGAAAACTGGTGGAAATGAACAAGACGCTTTTACTAGAATTGCATCTCCTTATGAATTAACTGAAACTGTACCTCAAGAATCTATGGTAAGTAACTATTTTGCAAATATGAATATGGGTGGACAATCTCCTCTTTCATCACAGCTAGAAACAGACTATAATGCTGCAAAACAAAGAGTTAATAATTTGTTAAATATAACACCAGTCAGCCAACAATTTGGTTATTCTACTGACCCTTATGGTGGTTTGTTAGCTTCTAATTTACAAACTAATCCATTTAATATAGAATACCTAAGAACAAGAGGATTAATATAATGTCATTACTAAACGCACTCAGAGAAAGATTATTAGGACAAGCACAGATGGATTATACTGGTGCTCCAACTCAAGGATTAATTGGAACTGGTGGTAGATTCGGTGGTGGTATGCTACAAAAAAGAATGGATCAACCAGGTGGATTATTAGGTGGTCAAATTCCTGAATTAGCTTTATTAGGTTCTGCATTATATGGTCAAGGTATTCAAGGCAAAGACCCACTTGAAGGACTATTCCCTGCTTACACACAAGCTGCTCAAATAAAAAAAGCATTAACACCAGAAAAAGAAAGATTGATGACTGCTTATGATCCTAAAACAGGTGAAACAGTTTTTGCTACAAGAACACAAATAGAAGAAAGAGGATTAACTCCTGTACCTGAAAGTCCAGAAACAACTGCTGCACAAAAAAATTTTGCAGCATTAAAAAAAATTGAAGAAACTGGAACTGATTTAGAAAAAAGAGTTGCAAGAATGGTTTATGGAAAACCTGGTAGAGAACCTATGAGTAAAACAGAATTTTTATCTAAAGTAACAACTAATTTATCAAAAGATGCTTTAGCTGATCCAGATGCAATACAAAAAATATTACCTAAATGGGAACAAGTTTATGATGATATTTTCAACGTTCAAACATCATCAGTAGATCAAAATATGTCAGAATTACCTGAAAATTTTAAAGGAAGTTTAGAACAATGGAATCAATTAAAATCATCAAACCCAAATATATCAGATAAAGATTTAATAGAATATTTTAATAGAAAATATGGAGGATAACAAATGGCAACAATTGTTGATCCTTTTGAAAATAAAAAACAAATAGTTGATCCATTTGTAAAAAAAGAAACTTCAACAATACAAGATCCATTTGAAGAAGACGTTGGCGTAGGTGAAAATATTTATCGTACAGCAATAGGTGCAGTAAGAGATTTATCTCAAGGAGTTGTAGATTTTTCTGCTTGGGTAGAATCAAAATTACCTACATCTGTTCAAGCAGGTCTTGTGAAAACAGAAGAAGATGGTTACCAAGTTTTGTTTGGAGATGAATACGTTGAAGCAAAAGAAAAATTAAAATCTCAAGGAATAAACTCAATTAACTTACCTAAGATAGAAGAACCAACTTATTTTGGTGGTAGCTTTGTTAGAGACTTGACAGGATTTGTTATTCCATTTTCAAAATTAAAATTAATAACACCCACATCATCTATTGGTAAAGGTGCTGAAATAGTTGCAAGAGGTGCAGCAGCAGAACAATTAGCATTTTCTCCATTTGAACAACGACTATCAAACTTAGTTCAATCTAATCCAAAATTAGCAAATCCAGTTACAGAATATCTACAAGCTGATCCTGAAGATACAGAATCAGAAGCTAGATTTAAAATGGCATTAGAAGGATCAATAACTGGTAGTGCTATTGAAGGTCTTGTTGGTTTAGTAAAAGTAGTAAAAAGTACAAGAGGTGCAAATAAAAAACAAACACCAAAACAAAAAACTGGAGAACCTATAAAAGAACTAGAACAACCAAAAGCTAATAAAGAAAAAACAATATCTGAAAATTTACAATCTATATCTAAACCAATTGAAGATGTAACATTAACAAGTGTTGAAGCAGCACCTGGATTATTAGGAAGAAATTATCAAAAAGTTGCAGATAAAATTATTAATTGGACAAGTGCAAAATTTCCAAATTACAAACCATTAAAAGAATTACCAGATCAAGAAAAATATTTATTATTAAGAGGTCAAGCAACAGGAAAATTAGAAGAAGTAAGAGAGTTATCAAGAAAAGTATTTGATACTTTTTCTAAATTAAAACCAGAAGAAAACATAGCTGTTAAAAGATTTTTAACAAAAGAAGGAACTGAATCTGCAATCAAAAATGTAGATACAATTAAAAAAGCAAAAGAACTTAGATCAGCAATTGATACTATAGGTAAGTCTTTAGTGGATTCAGGAATATTATCAAAAGAAATAATCAAACAAGGAGAAGGTTCTTATCTTCCTAGACTATATTTAAAATATTTTAATAAAGGTACAAGAATGGGTTACACCATGAAAAGAAAAGAGCTTGACCAAAATGCAAAAGATTTTTTAGGTGAAATACAAGATGTTGCTTTACTAGGTTCTAAAGCAATAGAAGATCCAATGTCAGATGTTGTTCGATATGGTTTTTTTAAAAAAATTACAGAAGACCCTAATTGGACTTTGAAAACAGGATTAGTAAATTTTCAAGGAAAAAATGTAAGTCCTGTTTGGTTAAAAGGTGAAAGAGATAGAATTGCAAGAGAAATAAGAGATGAATTGAGACCAGCTAAAGATAATAAAATGGTCAAAGAAATGGATAAATTAATTGATGAAGCTAATCTAAATATAAATAAAGCAGATTTATCTTTATATAAAAAAATTCCAGAATCAAAACATTATGGAACTTTAAGAGGTTCTTATGTAAGAAAAGAAATTGCAGATGATATAGGTCTTGCAGGTGAATTTGCTAATGCTGATTCAGGTTTTGCTAAATCAGTTTTAGGAGATAATGGTGTTGTAACTAAAGCTACAAAACTTTGGAAGATGAGTAAGGTTGCTTTGAACCCACCGACACAAATGAGAAATGCTATATCTAATATGATTCTTTTAAATCTTTCAGGTGTAAGATGGAGAGACCTACCTAAAAGATTATTTCAAGCATGGGATGATTTAAGAAAAGATGGAGTCTATACACAGATAGCAAAAAAATATGGTGTAGTTAATTCTACTTTTTCTAAACAAGAAATGATTGAAATAAATAAACAATATTTAAAAGCAAAAGCAAAAACTACAGGAAACATTGTAGATCAAATAAAATATATTGGTGGTGCAATAGGTGATTTTGCAACCAATGCTTATCAAAAAATGGAGATCATTGGTAAGACTGCAAAAATTATAGATGAAATGTCTAAAGGTGTTGATGAAGCAACAGCAGCTTTAAATGCACAAAAAACTTTATTTGATTATTCTTTAGTTCCACAGTCAGTTAGATATTTAAGAAACGCACCTGTTGGTATGCCTTTTTTAACTTATTATTATAAAGTATTACCCAATCTTTTAGAAACAGCTATTAGACATCCAGAAAGATACGCACCTTTTGTTGCTTTACCTTTAGGACTTCATGCAGTTATTGCAAATTATAAAGGTGTTACATTAGATGATTTTGAAAAATTAAAAAAAGCACTACCAGAATATTTAAGAGATAGAGGAAATGCTTTAGCCATGCCTATTAAAGATGATAAAGGTAGATGGCAATTTTTAGATTTTAGTTATTTCTTGCCTTATTCAATGTTTATTGGTTCAGTAAAAGATGCTGCTGATCTTAATGTTCAGAGATTTGTTTCAAGCGTTGGTTTATTTGGTGCACCTTTACCACAACTTATTGCTGCACTTACAACTAACAAAGACCCATTTACACAAAGAGAAATAGTAAATAGATTTGATCCAGCAGAAAAACAAGTTGCAGATTCTATGGCTTATTTATGGAGAATGACTATGCCTACTTGGTTGACTGACATTGGTTTTGCAGGAAAATTAAAAGAAGTAATTGATAAAGATGTTAATAAATTTGGTGATCCAAAAATTACAATGACACAAACTATTGGAAGATTATTTGGTTTGAACGTCTATCCAATTGATCCACAAAAAACAAGAGCAGAAAACATAAGATTGATGAGAAATGAAATAACTGGCATTAAATCAAGAAGAACAAGAATATTAAAAGATAAAAATTTAACACCAGAAGAAAGAAAAAAACTAGATGAAAAATATAAAAAAATTATTTTAGAAAGAAGAAAACAATTAAAAGAATATGCAAAAGAATCACAGATTCCAGAGGAGCTTAAATAATGGCTACACAATCTCAGAAAAATTCACAGGATATAATCAAACTTCAAGGTGAAATTAAGCTAATACATAACAAAATAGACACCATTAAAGACAATCACCTACAACATATTGATTATAAAATAAATAATATATATAAGGTACTATGGGTTGTATTCGGAGTAAGTATGAGTGGATTAGTCAACTTGGCGATCACCCTAATCTCAAAATTATAACAACAAAATCAGTTAAAGGTATTGTCGGAGAATTAGAAATAATTTCTGAACTTACAAAAAGAGGTTATTATGTGGCAAAATCTGTCGATCCTCAATGTCCTTTTGATATTGTGGTTGTCGATAGAAATGGTAAAATATCTTTGCTTGATATTAAGACAAATACCTATCGTAAGAAAGGTAAACCAAATTGGAATAAAAGGTCAAGGAAGATATATAGAACTCCAACTGACAAGCAAAAAAAATTAAACATAAAACTTATGATGGTTGATTATGAGGGATGTTAAAGTTTTGGAATCATTTAAAAAAAAGGCAGAAAAAAAATTAAAAGAAATGAATGTCTTTAAGTATCTAAGAAAAGAAGTAGATACAGGTGCAAATGGTACACAAAAATATGTTATTAAAAAAGGAATTAACAAAGGAAAAATAGCAGAATGAAAGTTTCAGAAAATACATCAGTCGCTATGCCAATCAAAAATATGGTTGGAATTATCATTGCAGTAAGTATGGGTATTTTTGCATACACAGAGATTACTGCCAGACTAACATCATTAGAGACATCAAGAGAATTAATGAACGCAGATTTATTAAAAGCATCTGAACAAACAACAGTTGATAAAGAACAATTTTTACTTCTGGAAGACCTTTACGAAACTGTAGAAAAACATCAAGAGCTTTTAGATAAAAACATACACAACCAAGTTATGCTAGAACATATAGAAAAACAATTAGACAAAGCACTAGCAGACATAGAAAAATTAAAAGACAAAGTTAGGGAGAATGGAAATGGAAATAGTCATTAGTTTATTAATGTTTTTAGGTGAGCCACCAGTTTTGAAAGAACATCTTTATATAAAAGATCAAAAGATGGCAACCTGTTTAAAAATGAAAAGAATAAGTGAGAGGTCTAGCAATGCCAAGTATCAATGTGCTAGAGTTAAAGCTACTATAATTGTAGATGAATATTCAGGTAATAAAAAAATAACAAGTATTTCAAGTTTAGATGATTGATAAATTTTTATATAATTTTTTTGGTTTATTAGATAAGTTCTCTGAACACTTGGACAGAGTATTTTTTCCTAAACCAAAGAAAAGAAAAAAGAAATGTAAAGATTGCAAGTGCGATTGTCATTGCAAAGATGATTTACATATTAATAGCTTCGATCAAGAACTATGTAATTGTGAGGGGTGCAAACATTAAGGATTTTATGAGGTATGATTATGGAATATATACTGATAAAACTAGAATATTTGTGCAGAAAATTATATGGCTTTGTTTGGAGATTAAGAATAAGATTAACAATGAACTTGGAGAAAAAATATGTACGAAGAAGTAAAAGAAGAAATAAAAATTTGTGAAGGCTATGTGCCGAAGATTTACAAATGTTCTGAAGGCTTTGATACTATATTCTATGGACATAAGATTACACCTGAAGACCAATATGAACATGGTGTAGAGTATTCAAAAGAAGAAGGTGAGCTTGTATTTGAAAGAGACTTTCAAAGAACAGTAGATGCAGCAGAAAGATTAATAGGAGACAGATCAATTAATGATACTGCTAAAGAAGTAATTATTAATATGGTTTACCAAATCGGTGAAGGTGGTGTATCTAAGTTTAAGAATATGTGGAAAGCTTTGGATAGAGAAGATTATGGTGAAGCTAGTTTTCAAATGATGGATTCTCTTTGGGCAAAGCAAACTCCTAACAGAGCAAAAAAACTAGCAGAAAAAATGAGAGGTGCATAATGTGGTTTAGTGCAGTAAAATTAGCTTTAAATGCAGGTACGCATATCTATAAAAAGAAACAAGAAACTAAAATGCGTATGGCTGATGCTCAAGCAGCTCATGCAGAAAAGATGGCAAAAGGAGAACTTGAGTACAGTGGTAAACTTTTAGAGGCAAGACAATCGGACTGGAAAGATGAGTTCGTTTTGGTCGTATTAACGCTGCCAATTTTAGTGATCGCTTGGGGGGTCTTCTCAGATGATCCTGGTGCTTCTGCTAAGATAAAAGAATTTTTCGATCAATTTCAACAACTACCATCATGGTTTACAAACTTGTGGATATTGGTAGTGGCTTCCATTTATGGAATAAAAGGTACACAGATTTTTAAAAACAATAAAAAATAATTAATGTCCGACATTGATTTGATTAATGAATATAAGGATCAGCTAAGAATCCTTAAACAAGAAGTTGCAGAATTACAGGATGCAGGTAAGTCTAAAGATTCGGCTAACAAAAGATGTTTGCAAAAACTAGAACATTCTCAGCAAGACTTACTAGATGCAAATAAAAAAATAACTGAACTAGAGGATGAGTTAAGGAAGTTGAAAGATGCTAAATGAAATATGTTTTAATTATGACTTTATGTTCAGCAATAAACAATACTTGTGTAGAACCCAGAACAATAAATTATTTTGATACCTGGAAAGATTGTGCCATCAATGGATATGAAAAATCGCTTGAGTTATTAAATGAATTATCTAATGAAACATTTGAAAACAAAAGAAGTTACACTAGATTTATTTGCAGAATTAATACAACAATATGATGTATTGCGTTATCTGGAAAAGAAATGACTCAGATAAACATGAATTGTTTACAAATCAAATATTTGAAACTGAACAGAAAGCAATAGAATTTAAAGATAAACAAAAGTCTATGCGTAAAAAACATGATTGCAGAGTGGTAGAATATGATTATAAATACTTTGATGGAGTTAAATTAGATGGCAATAGATAAAGCTAAAATGAAATGTAATTCACCTAGAAGGCAAGTACAAGGTGGTAAAAAATTTGTAGTCAAAGCCTGTAAGGGTGGTAAGGAAAAGATTATTAGGTATGGGGATGCTAATATGACTATTAAAAAGTCTAACCCTGCTAGAAGAAAGAGCTTTAGAGCAAGACATAAATGTGCTACAGCTAAAGATGTGTTCAGTGCTAGATACTGGTCATGTAAAAAATGGTAACAACAGGAGAAAAATATGCCAAAACATTATGGAATGAAAAAGAAAAAAGATAAAAAGAAAAAAAAGAAAAAGATGAAGAAGAAAAAATATTAATAATCAGGTGTAATCATTTATTGATTGGGTATGAAGGAGGGATATAATAAGGAGTAATATGCCAAAAGGAAAAAATAAAAAGTACAGTAAAAAACAAATGAAGATTGCAAGAGTTGCACCACCATTTGATAAGATCACAGGTGCTGACTTTGCAAAACTTAAAAAAAAGAAAAAGAGAAAAATGACATGATGAAAACTGTCAAAGCACCTAAAGGATTTCATTGGATGAAAAAGGGTAACTCTTACAAACTTATGAAAGGTACATACAAACCTCATAAGGGTGCAGTAAAAGTTGCTAAGTTTGCTGTTCAAAAAAGACATAGTGCATGAAGCAAATAATTCTTGAAGCACTAGAAAAAAGATATGAAGCTCAGATTGCTGAAGCTGACGCTACATTAAAAATTTATTTAGACAATAGTGTTGGGATTGGTGAGCATCCACAACACATAGATGAAGCAGATAAGCTGATTGAAAAGATTGCTCATGCAGAAGAAAAATTACAAATACTAAAGGAGTTTGAAGATGGCTAAATTATGTGCAAGAGGTAAGGCAGCAGCGAAACGTAAATTTAAAGTTTATCCTTCAGCTTATGCCAATATGTACGCTGCTGGGGTTTGTTCAGGTAGAATAAAACCTAAAAAGAAAAAGAAAAAAAGATGAGTTTAAGAAAGTGGACATCAGAAAAATGGGTTGATGTAGCCAATAAAAGATCAGATGGTTCATATCCCCCATGTGGTAGATCAAAAGGTGAGAAGCGAAGAAACTATCCTAAGTGTTTGCCAATAGCTAAAGTAAGATCAATGACTAAATCTCAATTGTCTGCTGCTGTGAGAAGAAAAAAGAAAGCTGAAAAGAAATCAAGAAAAGGCAAAAAGCCTAACTATGCCAAAACCTAAAAAGAAACTTTGGAAAAAACCAAAGGTTATTATCATTGATATTGGGAGATGTAGATATTGTGGTGAGGAGATGACGAACCAAGATAGCTTTGTTGCCTTCTATCCTACAAGCAAAGGCAAAGCTCATTATCAATGTATGAAAGATGATGACGAAAAAAATAATAATTAATTAGGAATATGCCGAACAATTTTTTTAACCAATTCATACCATTGTTCTTTATACTTCTTCTCCTTAGTTTTGTTATACAGATTTGCTAATTTATCTAATTGATCTACAGGCTTTTGTGGTTTGGCAATTGGAGATTTGTATTTCATATAGTGGTGGCTAGATCGCCTACTATCTAACCACCTTATTGATTATTTATATAGTTTATTTTCGCATTTGTTACTGTCCAATTTTAAGTATTTCATTACTAGGAAACACATTCATATGGTCGGACAATTCACCATAAGAATTAGGATTAGGATATAACTTTTCATTCCTTACTTGGTTACATCTATTTACTTCTGGAAAACGATCTTCGTATTTAAGATTACTTGTATAGTTATCAAAGTTAAAACCTTCAGCAAAATAATTTATATTTACTTTCAGAAAATTTGCTAACACACCTGCAACAAAACCAGTCATAACATTATCACCTTTTTCGTATTTCTGTATTTGTTGAAATGAATAACCTAGAACATTACCAAGATCAGTCTGTGTGTATTTATTCTTACACCTCAAATTTCTTAGCCTTGTTCCACAATGTTTGTTGAACCTTATTTCTCTTGATCGTTGTTCGTCAGTCTTTCTTCTTTTATTTTGAGACATAGATACCCTTCCTTTCTTTTAAAGTTTATGTCTAACAATGCTAATTATTCGTATAAATATTTAGCTTGTCTGTCCTGTATTTTTACAGCTTCTTTAAATAGATTTCTATACAACCTCATATCTCTAAGTATATGAACGCATAGATTTCCATTACGAACAGATGATTTAATCTTTCTATGCAAATCATCCATTTGGTTTTCGATTATAGGAAGCTCATTATTTCCTATCATCTTTATCCTCCTTTTTTATTAAACTATGCACCAGATTTTTGTGTGTTATTTCTTTCACAATTGCATTATCTGTTGCATTTATTTGTCCTGCTGCCTTCTCAACAGAATCAAATTCCTCCTCAAGAGTTGCAGTAAACTCATAGTAATATATTTTTTTACAACTCATAATAATTATTGACTTTTAATTTACTGTTTTTTGTTGATTTCGTCAACATATACTTTCTCATAAAAACATTGTCAGATTTTATCAATCCTAATCGTTCAGCATTTTTTAAAAGAATACCCACTCTTTGTTTTGTAAGATTTAATGCTTTGCCAATCTCATCTAATTTAGGAAAACATTGATGTTCATTGTAATAAACTGACATAAAATCTATGATTTCTTTGATTCTTGGACTGTAAAATATCTTAGATTTATTAATCATTTTTACCCTGACCTTTCATATTGTGAAGCATATCTTTTAATAAAGAATTATACCCATCAATATCTTTGTGTGTGTCAAGTTTATAAATATCTTTGCCACTACCATCATCTATTGTTCTTGTTAATTTTAATACGATCATCAACTGTGGTACTAAAGTTATAGGTACTTTTATTTTAAATCCATTTGTTACTTCCAATACAGATTGTATGAAGTTTGCAATGATATAAGAGTTGTTATCAAAGCTACCATATTCTTTTTGTTTTTGTTCTAACATTTGCTTGGTCATTTTCTCACCAATATCTATCCATTTTATATTGTCATCTGACATCTATTCTCCTTAAATTTATTTACAAATACATCCATAAAAATCACCACTACCATCATTCATAATATGTGCGTTCCATCCTTCATGGTATGTAGTAAGTTTCAAACGTAGTATGTCGCAAAGATCAAAACAATCTACACCACTAATAATTTTTACATCTTCTAACATTTGTTTTGTTACAGGCACTAAACTATACAATCCATCATATAAAATAATTAAGTCCATAAGTAAAAGGGGTGGTAGCTAACTAACAGCAAGGGAGCTTAAAAAACGACCACCCCATCTATTACAGATTAAGCCTGTTTAGGCTTTCTCTCTTGTAATTTATGAACAACTTTTCCATCATCTTTGGTGTTTATCCACTCAGTAAGATTTAAGGTATCACCCCTTCTCATATCTTTACTAAGTTTGAATGAACCCCAAAACTTTTCTGGGTTTTCATTATCTCTGTTTAGATAACCTTCACCTTCTTTTAATTCAAATGCCATAGTTTAACTCCTTCGTTGTTTTAGTATTTGATTTTTTAATGCGTTGAATGTTTTAAACTTTTCAGTCTTGGTAAACGCATCCCAACCCATAGACTGATGTATCTCAGTTTTAAGATTTTCCATTTCACTTCTTAAAACTACAGAATCTTTTTTTTCTTTATTGTTTTTAATTTTATCTAGTGCTGTTGTAATATATAGATCATCAATTTTCTTTTTTGGTTGTTCTTTTGTTTCTGTTTTTTTTACTTCAACATTTTCGAACTTATCATCCACTTCATCATCAGAATAAACAAATCCATGAATACCTATTAATTTTAGTATAGCTCTATCAATTGCTCTTTTTTCTGCCATTGCATATGGATAACCATTCTTATTATTTTTTGGTGTTGCTTCACCATAAGTAATTACTTTTGATTTACCTAGACTTGCAGTACATTTAATTGCAACTACACCTTCTGCTGAGTTCTTTTCTATTTCATCTAAACTTTCAATGACTACACCTTTCTCTTGTCCTGCAATTTCAATATATCTATGTTTCATGCAAGTTGCACCATGCTTTTCCCACAAACATTCATTAGGATTGAATTTAAGTTCTTGTAAAATATCTTTTACAATTGGATCAATTTTCATTTTTCTTTACCTTTCTTATCTTTGGTTTGGGTCTTAGTTCTTTAATCATTCTATCTTTGAAAGCTATATCGTCTTTCAATAGTTTGATTTTTTCTTCGTATTCTTCTTTTAGTTTTTTTATTTCTTCCTCTCTATCTAATAACTTTTGAACGTAAGTTTTTAGTTCTTGCTTTTGATTTCTTGTTTCTGTTTGATATTGAGCAAGTTTAACTAATATTTTGTCTGTCATTAATTACCTCTCTTTTTTCTACTTTCTTTTATATATTCATAAATAAAAGATAAGTCATTATCATTTACAACTTTATGAATATTTAATTTTAAATAACGCATTATCTTATTTAAAATATATGTATCGTTTCTTACTTGTTCCTTTTTAATATTTTCAATCACTTGTTTTTTCCTCCTTTAAATATTCTATAAATGTATTCCATGTAGGAATTTTTGATTTGTCAAAACTGTTATAAATTTCAACATCAATATCATCTAATTCTTCTTTTAAATATCTGCCTGAGTTTTGATATATTTCTTTGATTTGATTTAACTGTTGTTCGGTAGGTGTATGTTCTTGAATAAAAGAATAATCATCTGACCCCCCTCTATCTGTAACTTTAATATTCCAAACTCTCATTATAGTTCCTCATAAAATTTTTCTAATCTTTGCATATCTTCCTCTGCATAGTTTTCTAGCATAAAATTAGATTTGTAATTTCTAATCTCAGACCAATCCACATCAATTAAACAAGCAAATTTTTTAATACTTCCATCTGCTGTTCTCAATAGTTCTTGTCTTCTTATATTTATTTGTATGAATTTTTTAAAAAAATATTTCAGTCCTTCAGGGGATAACTCCCAACAATTATCAGGTGAAAATATTGTGTAGTCTGCGTCAGTTACATAAATTAAATGTGGTTTATATTCATTGTTAAAATGCCTAGAATAAATTGATGTTTGAATACAATGAGTAAATTGTGGAGATTTTATTTGAGGAGATTTTGAATAAACCCAATCTCCTATTCTATTTGTATTAGTGTCTTTTCTATTAACTTTAAGTGGCGATAATCGAACAGTACCTAACCTATTTTTATTTTCCCAAAACATTTTTAAAATTTTGTGAACCACATCAATATAACCTTCATTGGCTATATTTAATTTTGTATCTAAATATTTATCATCATACCAATCAGAAAAAGGTAACTCAATTTCATAACCTTTATCAGTCTTTGCGATTTCTTTAACAGCGTCTATATGATTTTGAATAAATTTATTTATGTGTCTTAAAATAAAAAGACCTTTTATTTTATGTCTTTCATCTAAATCTAATTGTTCTAAATGAGTTTTAAAATGTTGTTCAGCTTCTTCAATTTTTGCTTTACCAATTAATATTTTTTGAAACCACTCATGTATAAAAGTTCCTGCTTTTAAACTTATAGATGCTTTTCTTTTTTTAATATTTAAATATGGGAATATATGATATGTTAATCCCCACATCATATCTGTTAAAGCTGTTTGACTTCCTGATGTTGTGGCTTTATTAAAATCTCCTGATGTCCAAGCTAAATCTGTAAATCTTTCTTCCATTGACAATGTATTTAATTCTTATTTACAATTAAGTCAACAATTAATTTGCATTTAATTTTAAATCATGTATGAGAAATTTATGTCCATTGAAACAGTCGATTTAAAATGGGAAGAAATATTATCTGGTGCTAGTACAGGAATTGTAAGAGAGGTTGAAAGTTTAAGACAAAATATTGAGTGGGGTCATGGTGCTTCATTTAATAGATATGATAAATGGGGTAAAAGCGTTTCAGGAACGCTATGTGAAATGGCTCTTTCTAAGAAAATGCAATCTTATTTTTCGCATAGTGTTAACAATTTCTTTGGTAAAGACCTTATTATAAATAATAAGTCTGTTCAAGTGCGAAGTCAGTTGTATTCTAAACCAAATAAATCACTTATAATTAGAAAAGGTTTTAAAGCTGAAGATTATTATTTTTTGGTGGGTGATGATACCCCAACCTTTTATTTTTATGGCTACATACAAGCAAAAAATTGTCAAAAATGTGGCAATTGGACAAACTTCGGTAAAGAAGAAAGACCTTATGTTTGGTCTATCCCAATTAATAACTTAAAACCAATAGAGGAATTTAAAAATGAGTGATGTTAAATGTAGTTTGTTGAAACCTTTTGGCTCAACAATTTTAAAATCAGAATTACCAGATGATTTAGTAAAAGAATTTTTAGATGATTTAAATACAATTAGATCATCACCTGAAAAAACACAAGGTCATCAATTTGGTCATAGACTTGCTGGAAATTTATACAGAGAATTGTTGGTCAGCCACCCTGTCATGTTAAAATGGAAACAAAAATACTTTGACCCTTTGATTGTTAATTATGCTATATCGCATTATAAACATAAAAAGGTTAAACAAATTATCGTTACAGCGTCATGGCATAATATTCAAAAGTCAGGGGATTTTAATCCCAACCATACCCATACCCATTTTGAAGATCGTCATGTTTCACCTGATATATCTACAGTTGGATATTTAAAATTACCTAAATCCATGAAAGATTATAAACATTCTAAAGAACATCACTCAGTTGGTGGTATGATTGAATTTACTGAAGGTACTGAGGATATGTTCACAAACGCCAATTATTTAGTTGAGCCGATAACAAAAGATTTCTATATCTTTCCATCATCTTTACGTCATGCTGTATATCCATTCTATTCGGATAGTGAGACAGATGAACGTATTTCTTTCAGTTTTAACGCTAAAATTGTATTTGATGAGTAGTAATGAGCCATTCTTAAAAGTACCCCATTCATTGATAGACAATGAGGTTCTAACACCTACTGAAAAATGCCTTTATATCGTCCTCACAAGGCTCAGAACTGCGATTAGGGGGTGTTGTCCATCATACACCTATCTTAAACGTAAGCTCAAAATAAAGGACAATAGGACAGTTCTCAGGCATTTGGACAGATTACAATTATTTGGCTATATCACATGGAAAAATAGAGGTCAGAATAAATCAAACAAATATTATTTTAGAGATGAACCTGAGTTCCAATCCATATTGCAAGACAACCTTAGATTGCGTAGGGTTATGTCAGAAAAACAAAAGAGAATTAAGCAACAAAAGATTAGGGATAAGTTTGTGGAAAGAGGGGGGATAAAGTTGGTTAATAGTTAACACTTTGTTAACAGGTCTGTCAGTCTGTGGTGTAATTGATGCAAATCTGTGGTGGAATAAATGTACCTTAATAAAGATATATTATATAGATATAACTAGTTAACTAGTTAGAAAGAATTAGTATGAATAAGAAATATGTACCAATTGAAACTATCAAATATGAATTAAGTAAAATTAGAAAGTCTTCTAATTTTCAATACAAACAAGCTATAGATAGAAATCGTAAAAATCAGGTTAAACACCCCCCTCTTGCTAAGCTCTTATTGTACCTTAAAAGTCAGAATACGCCTGAAACAGAAATAGACAGAATAGTAGGGGAATATTGGTCGGAAGTAGAAAAGAATAAAAACTTTGAAAAAGAGATTGCCAACAAACTCAAAATAAAGTATTCTAAATATCGTTAACTACTATATCTAGATATTATGGATTTAGGGGGTTTTTCGATCTATCGAATCATACCTTTCTTTCTTTCTACCCCCTAATCCTCCTCTTAATCTGAATAATGATTATGTAGTGAATTAACACCTAAATTGTAAATCATTTCTTCATAAAAAGCTGATAATTCTTTATGAGTTTTTTTTTCGTCTTTTTGTTTTAATATGTCCGATAATCTATCAGTTATATAAAACATACACACTCTATTATCTTGATATTCATACTTCATTGTTTCCTTCCTTTCTTTATATTCCAAAGTGTTCTTGATATTATTTTAGCGTCATTTCTTGTTATTATTGTTTTTGGAATTAGTTTTAATATCTTGTTGTCTATCCTTGCTGTGCTTTCGCACAGAAATTTCCTTGATATACCTTTCATATCTTTTTCTAATTTCATGGTCTTTCTCAAAGGTATTTACCCCACATAATTCTAGGTCTAACTTGTATTCTAAATAACCTTTTATCCTTTCCATTCATTTGCATTACAATATTATCATTCCTATTGCAAGACTTGTCAATAGTATAATACAGATTAAAATAATTCTAATCTTTGTATTCTTAATAGGTTGTCCAAATACTATCATATTATACCTTTACATTTATCACATTCGCATTTTTCATTAATTGTAGTTTTATAAATATCTTTACCATGAAAATTTATTGATATTATATCATCATCTGTTGTTTCTTGTATTTCATCATAATCAACTGGACACTGTTCTAACCATGAAACAAATCTTTGAACTTTTATTTTATCTAAACTCATTTAACCTTCCTTTCATTGATAAACTGAGGCAAGAATAACTAAAACAATCTCAATAATTATTATTGCCTCAATCATTTAATACATAGCTCTTAATTTAAAAT